ATTGTATTGCCTGCGTTTCAAGTGCAGTCACTCGACCATAAGTATCCACGGTGATAACCGCAGATTGCGTGCTTGATCCTGCCGTGATTGCGGCAACGCCAGTCGTAGACAACTCAAGTTGCAGTGCGCCAGAAAAAGTAACAGGACTGTTCGAGATGGCCAGTGTACTGGATGTTGCGCCAACAGAAACAACTGTGCCACCTGCTGAGCCAGAAATGCCAACATTTGTGGCGCTTGTAATTTGGCCCTTGTCGTTAACCGTAAACTGTCCAACGCTAGTGGCTGTTCCAAATGTGCCTGCCGAAACCCCAGTTGTTTCAAGCGCAATGACGCTACTGCTAGATAATGGACCACCACCCACAAGCCCAGCTCCAGCGGTAATGCTGATTGCGTTAAGTTGTGCAGTTGTCAGGGCTTGGACTTGTGCGCTGTTTTGAAAAGCAGCCAACTGGGCCGTGTTTGCAATCCCTACAACTTGAGCAGTTGTTGCAAATCCAGAAGCGGCGTCCGTCGGTAAAGCGCCAATAGACGCTGGAGTAATGGCCGCAATTTGGCCAGAAGCAAGAGCAAGAACTTGTGCGCTATTCTGGAATGCCGCAGATGTAGTTAAAAGTGTGTACGCAGACAACTGAGTTGTCACTAGCGACGGCACAACAGCAGAGGTAATTCCGCCCAACGCATTTAGTGCAGCTACTGCCGTTGTGGCCCCTGTGCCACCTTGTACGATCGAGGCTGGAGCGGCTGAAGTAAGTGCAGGCTGACCACCAAGCGCGGACAGCCCAGACATAGCATCTGTAGATCCAGTTCCGCCAAGTGACACTGGCACAATCGGCAATCTAGCTACACCCAAAGTGCCGCTAACAAGCTCTGAGGCGTTGAGGGTCTTTACCTGCGAAACGTCACACTTTTTAGTGTCACCTTCTTGAACAAGAACAAGTGTGTCTGTGAGTCCAACCGTAGAGGCTGAAGCTAGGTCTGTAATTCTGATGCCCATAATTAACCAGTGGTGATGCGTTCGCTTGCTTCGTTGTTAAGATAGTCTCCTGACTCAGTCAATATTCGATCTTCTAATACAGGAGTTGGATTATACGCTTGTTTGCGAAATCTAAAAGTGTGTTTATTGCCTTTTACTCCAATACGAGCAACAATCTTCACCCCTGGAGCGGCCTCAGTTCCGTTTCTTCGTGTAAGGAATTTGCCAATCATACTAGTAAGTGTAAGCCATGTTCAGCTTTTGATTCTGACCCTGCTGTCTAATCAACACGTCAATTTGTTGCTGAACGGCCATTTCTGCCAGTTGATCCAACGCCACAGCTTCATCTGCTCTGCCTTCAGACTTTAAAAAGTCTGCGCTGACTGCATTCACCAAGTAATCCTTAAAGCGATATGGAATGAATACTTGTTGCCAATATTCGCCAGCCGGAGGAAATGGTGCGCCATCTACTAGACAATTCCAAAAATCACCCTTAGATCCAAATTCTGGAAGAAAGCCAGAATAATTAGAATCTCCTTGTTTTGTGTCATAATAAACCTGCGCTCCCTCGCTGTAATTTAAAAGCGAATCGTATTTTTGACCAATTAATCTAGGGGCGCTTAATCTATACTGAATGTACTTTTCCCCGTTTTGTAAAAAATTCAAATAACTAGCTTCACTTTGTTGAGGATTAGTTAAGTCCTCCACCATAAAGTCTACTGGTACAGCTCTAGTTGTGGTCCTTGGATCCACACTCCATGCAGCCAAGCCTTGCAGTGAACTTGTTGGAAGTTCGACATTGCGTTTTGGGTTTTTATCAAAAACTATAGTGGTCGTCAGCTTGCCGTTCGGGCCTTCTATCAAAGTAGGAAAATCAACAATTGACCCATAAGGCAGCTTTATAAAAACATGAGTGATATACTGTCCTACTTCATCATTCTGTGGAGTATACCCTGACATTGTCTTGATATCTCCAACGCTTTTCTTTTCTCCGTTGTAGGTGTAGTAAAATGGGTTCTGAAGCTCTATTTCAGACTCAGCAATTGTGCCAAGCCTGTAGGCGTCTCCAGAAAAGTCCGCAGTATACACCCTTGGGAAATCAAGGTCTAAAAGCAATTGGAGTTCTTGCACGTTTTCATCTGTCTGAACCCACAAATCCACAAGGCTTTCCGTAACAAGATCAACGTCGTTTTCTGTTGTTAGTGTTGGAAGCGGGATAAGTTGAACTCCATAAATAGGATTGCCGGGAAAAGTTTTGATAAACCTGTTAACGTCCGGCCATTCCTCCCGATCCCAGATCGTGCCAATGCGACGTGACGTGAAGTCGCGAATAGCCCCAAAGCTCTTCTCATTTAGCGTAGCTCGGTCTAGCCCGATAAGCTGACAGACTTCTGCAAGGATATCGCTAAATGGGACTGTCTTCATGCGTAAACGGTGCGGGATCTTACGTTAGTGGATGGAACCCAGCCTACACTAATTTCTTTTGTACCACCAGAGTTAACTTTGCACTGATCATTGTCGCGCAAAAACTCTTTCATAAATTGCTTGTCGTCCCAGCACTGATAGCCAAGTTTTTGCCCCCAAAAATGATAAGCGTGGCCCGGAATATTGGCTACCTTTTGCCCAAGTCCTTCAATCGATTTGTGGCGCATCTTGGTGTATTTAGCTGCTTGCTTTGACTCAATTTCAGCGTTTACACGGTTCATTTGCCAGCCGCGTCGAAACTCAGCTTCCATCTGCACTGCTAGGCTAGGATCAATGTTAAGCATAAAACGGTGCTCTCACTCTCCGAGCAGTCACACCACTCGTCGTCCGGGAACTCCCAGACCATGCATTCCGTTACACAGAATGGCAGGTGTCGCAAAATTATCTCTGTCTCTCCAGAGTGTCACGACTTACGGTTGCCAGCGTCGTTCCTGTGGCCACTAAAGGCCATCTAGTCTCTCCTAGCAGTCACGCCTAGCGGGCTTCCGGCGTTCGATCCGTCCTAGTATACTGCGGGAACGGTCACATATACTAAGCCTACGAGCTGAAGTCGAACTTGCCAAGACCCAATGGGTTCCCGACAACAAGACCGCAGACGGCTTCTACGACGCGAGCAGGACCGCCACCGAAGTCAGGCAGCGATTGCACAGCGGCTACGTTTCCGCCGTAGCGGACTTCGATCAAGTCCATGTTCAGGACAAGACCCTTGTACGGGGTAACCGTCCACGAGCCGGAGCTGATCGTGCCGAGGAACACCGTGGGGTGCAGCTTAACCGTACCGAAGTCACCTTGGAACACGTCCACGGACTGGATGTAGGTTTCAGCAGCAGCATCACGCTGGAAGGTCTGCACCTTGGTTGCGCCAGCAGCCAGAACTCCACTGGTGGAGGTCGTGGTCAACTGAGTCGTGCCAAGCAGGCTGGTGAACGCACGCTTGAGGTCGGTGCCAACGATGGCATCGAACGAGCGGTACTGGCCAGTCTGGTTGTAGATGCTCTTGAGCAAGCCCTGCACTGCCGTGTCGGTCAACCCGCTGGATGCACCAGTGAGGATCGAGTCGGAAGGAGTGCGGAACTGCGAAGGAATGTCACCAACGGTAGGCGTCCCGGTTCCTGTGGTGCTGATCCATGTCTGGATGCCAGCCGTAAGGTAAGGAACGGAGCCGTTGTCCTGCTGTGCAGTCTGGTTCGAGCAGAGAGTCGTCTCAATCGAACGCTTGCACTGAAGGATGGACTTGCTGACGTTGTACGCCAGTTCGTCACGCACGCCTGCCACCTGAGCAATGTCAGTAGACAGCTTGGACACACGCACAGCAGGCATACGGAACACCTGAGCGTAGTTGGCCAGCTCGGCGCGATAGCCCACATCCCAGTTGGTGTAGGAGCTTACGTCCGTGCCGTCAACCGTGCCGCCCACTTGGGGAGCAGGATTGCTGTCAGCCTGCCAGCGGAAAAACATATTTCCGGGCTTGCTGCCTTTACGAGCCATAGACGTAAACGGCGTGTCTTTTGCATCGACAAGCGCAATCATGTCCATCAGATCTTCGCGTTTACCGCGACCACTAAGATTAGGTTCAGTTAGAAGTGCCATAATACTAAATAAGTTGAGTTGAGTTGTTGAATTGAAGGGGCTTACACAAACCCCATTGCTTTTACTAGGTCACTCAATCCATCTCTGCTTGAAGGGTCCTTAAGGAAGGACTTCTGTGCGCGAGAAGAGTCATCTTTTTCAACTTTAGGAGGAGCCTTGACGCTTGGCTGTGCTGGCGCTCGTTTGATTGGTGCGGCTTTAGCCTTTCCAGAATCTCGTTCTGCAAATACCTTTAGCCCCTCAATCAATGCGGCAACCAGATGCATATGGTCCGGGCGGCGCTTCACTTCAGGGAAATCACGCAGCACTTGCTGGGCAACCCTGTATTCTTCGCTTTCCGGCTTACGCATCCAAGGATGTTTGGCTACTAGCACTGGCTCTATTTGAGACTTTTGGTTCAAATATTGAAGCCTGGCCGGCAGTTCAATTTCCTTTCTACGTCTAGCCAGCTTTCGCATGTCGCGAACCTGTAGGTTGTCTAATTCAATCTGATTACCTTGCGGGTCAGTAATTACACCACCATCGGGATTATCTTCGCACCAATCCAACACATATAATGCTCGCTGAAGTTCGGCATTTACTTCCTCGACGGAACCAAGCGCCTCTACAGCGTCAGATACGGTTGGCGCATTGGTTTGTGGCACAGACTTTAATGCCTGCAATTCACGCTCCATTTGCGTTAATCTGGCTTCTCTCTCTTCAAGTTGCGCCTGAGCGGCTTTCTTCGCAGCAACTAACTTGTTGATGCGCTTCTGTACGCCTCGGCTCAAAGAACTCTCTTCAGGCTCACCTTCTTCATCGGTGGACTGATCGGCTTCCGCTTGAGCTTCGACTTCAGGTTCAGCTTCCGCTGTCTCTTCCGTCTCAACCTCAGGTTCCGCCTGCTGCTCCTCTTTGGCTGGAGCCGCCTCCTCCTCGTCTAGGAAATTAGATTTAACAAAATCAGCCAGGCTGTATTCGTCAATCTTTCCGAGGTTATTTGCAACGGGTGTACTGTCTGCCTCCTGACTCCCGGCGTCAGGCTGTGTGTTTGTGTTATTCATGCTATAACGGTAGCAAGCCCTTTTTAATTCAATCCAGTAACGCTGGAAGGCCCGTTAGTGGCGTTATGCCAAATCTTTTTCAGGAGTCAAGCCATTTAATTGTCTAGCTTGTTTTCTTAATTCAATAAGTGTGCTCAAAACTAAATTAATCCCATCAGCCTGCCCTGCCGCATGTATTCTATCTTCTCCCTTGCAGTCTTTACTTATAGCAACCATCCAGTGTTGCTCTTGTAGCTGCTCAAGAACCTTGCATATTTCTGACCAAACAATGTTTTTTCCTGCAAATCCAAAAGCGTTCTTTTGATCTTCCGTCATATTACTGTTGTGCCTGCTGTGCCTGCTGTGCTACTGGAGTTACTCCAATCCGGCCAATCTGCGCGTTTTGCTGTTGCATAACAGACATCTGAAGACTCTTAATGTAGTTTTCAAACAACGCCTTGAAGTTCTCATCCTGCTGAAGTGCAGCCTGCGCTTTCGGATTGGCCTGCAAGACCTGTTGTGCGTATTGCAGCTTGGTCTGTGCAGCCGGGTCGTTCTCTTGGTACAACGCCTCGTTGCCGAGCAGCATCATGCCAATGTCTGACTGCACATCCTTAAACATCTGCCTGCTGGCATCCTGCGGATTGAGGATCAAGTCTTTTGCCACCTCTGGAGCAATAGCTTGAATCATCATCTCGGTGAGCTTGTTCCTGTTCAAAACTCCGCCAGTGTCGAGTTGTGCAACTTTGGTAAGGAAATCAATCTTCTGTGCGATGTACTCCTTATCGAGATCCATCACGTCAAATTTGACCGTCAAATCAAACTCGTTGTGAATTTCAGACAAATTTTGCGGCAGTTGACCACCAGTGATACGCTGTATCTCGGCAGGTGACATGTACTGGCAACACAGACTAAACATCTGCCGGAAAATTGTCCGCCAAGTAAGCAGCCAAGTGTTTACCAGCATCTGCTGACTAAGCTGTGTCTTGCGTGGATCAACGTTAGGATTAACCGTGCCAAAGTAAGCTGCGTGGCTAGCCTCAACACGCTGAATCAAGTTAAACGCCACACCTGGCTCGCGGGCGGGCGGATCCATGAACGTGTAGTCCGTTGGACTTACGACAGGTAGCTGCACTCCCGGCCCAACTCGATTGATGGCACCAATTCGTTTGACGACTTTAATGGGAGGAAGAGTCGAGAAGGCAGTATGATCCCTGATGGAATCGTGCTGCGCCTTGATTTCGTCCTGATCCGTGTGAGCAAGCTCAGGGACACCGCGAGTATCAGTAATAGCGCGGCGAATGCACTCACGACGGAACTCCACAAACGGATACTCTCCGTGCGCGTAATCAAGTCTTTCAT